GAGGTAATAAAAAAGCCCAATCCGTTAAGATTGAGCCTATGGAATTCTTGCCAATAAAAAACCGAGATGTATTAATTTACACCTCGGCTATTTTTAGAAATAGTAATGCAAAATTAGGGTTAAGTCAATTTAAACCTAGCGCTCTGCATTATTTATCTTTTGATTCTAAATACCCGTGTGAATGAGTTAAAACCCTCTTTTTGTCTTCATCATTAATACACTCAGCTAAATCAAAAAGTCTTTTAGCCAACTCTTTTCCAGATGTTAAATTAGTGGCAATAGAGTTCCCACTAAGAATTGTCGCTGCCAATAATAATGTTTCTTCTTTTGTCATGGTTCACCTCTTAAGTTAATAATTATTACGAATATCATCGTAAATATTCCAACTATTACCACGGTTATCCCGCCCTTGATATATATCACTACCGATTTGATGCGTGGTTGACCGATAGCCATCAGATCCATTGGTGATATAGCTATTCCCAATCTGATGGGTGGTAGAGGTATAACCACTTGAATCACGACATATCTGAGTACTGCCGAAATCGTTGCAAGTAGTGTAATTTGCCATAGCTGAAGTCGATACAAAGAGCGAGCAAATAAATAACAATCTTTTCATTTCTTTTTACCTTTTGTTGATACAATAACTCACAGCTTCACTAAGCCCCAACTTTGATTCGGTTCGTGCGCAATTACATATATTTCTAACATAATTTTCTAAAGCAGGCACATCAAATTGTTGCTTGTTTTCGGCAGCTTTTTTAATAAACGCCTGTCTTAATTCGCTTTCGCAGTTTTTGTGATTAATGTTTATGCTTGGCTTATTCGGGAAAATTGATCCGTGATCGAAGAAATTAAACACCAATGAAACAATAAAGACCAATCCCAACAAAGATAATATTTTTTTCACAATCAATTAACCTTACCAAAACAAACAAAATTGAACTCACTCGCACCCAATGAACCCGGCATAATTTTTTTCCATTTGCCTACATAATTTTCAGAATCCACAGGAACCCCTTTTTTAAATGCGCTACCGGATAAAAATCTACTACTTTGATTTATACAATCATATTCATCTTTAGTTATTAACTCGCAGAATTTTTCCTTTTTACTACATTTCCTATACACCATTTTAGACCACGCAGTTTTTGTTTTTCCTCCATCTGAAATTGAATTTATATCAATATAAGTTAAATCACCATCGTAATTAGATCCGATCTCAACCCATTCTGGTGATTTAACCGGAGCCGCATCAATTCTTGATGAAGACTGACACCCACTCAACAAAACCGCACCAGCCAAAGCCACTAACAAGCGTTTTTTCATAAACAAAACTCCCATAACTAAATTTCTTTAAATTATAGGAGCTTCTTTGTTTTTTTGTCTGTGATCTAATTCAAAGATCCTCTATGTTTAAGAATAATTTACAATTCTGACAATTCACTTCTTAACCGCTTCTTAATCACATCTTCCGCACCGCTCATTTCTTCGTAGCAATGGCGTTCAAAATCTACCACAAGCGCGTTGAGGTAACGCTTAAAGTAGGCTTCAGTGCAATCAATGGATTTCATTAAGTGATAGATATTCGCGCGCAACTTCCCTTTCCCTTTGCATTCAGGACATTCACGTTTTTGCACTCTACCCACCTCGCCGGTGCCACGGCAGCGTGGGCAAACATTCGATTTGCGGACTTCATTTAATTCACGGATTCGCAACTGTCTCGCCTCGACACTATTTGGGGGCAACCCATTTTCTTCGGCAATTTTGTTGGCTTTATCAATCACGGATAAGTGTGCATATTGCGACCGTAAATAGCGTTTTCTGAGGGCGTTAAGGTGTTTTAATTGACTTGGTAAAGGTAAATCACAAACCATATCCACAACGTATGATAGCGCTTCTGTCGCGTGTTCAGTCAATCCACATTCTTCGCACCAACTTTCTGCATAGCTGTTCACAAATTCTCGAGAAAACGGATCTTGCCGATATTTACACATCAATAAATGATACCCAAACATAAATTCTTTTTCGGCCTGAGCAAACGCAAAAACAATCTGCTCCTTATAAAGTGGACTTTCCCCACCTCTCCCGGTAGCCTCTGCACTCACGCATTTTGGATTGTGAAGTTTAACTAATAACTCAATGGATTTGCTCATTTAAGACCTCTAATTTTAATGATTGACTTACCTTTACTTACTACGCCTTTTTCCTCGATTGAGTATTTGCGGATGATTTTGCGGTTATCGTCTTTGATTAATCCGGCGCCGACCAAGCTATCAAAAATCCCTTTAGGCAAATTATCAAGGTCGCGTGGACGATTGTCTGGGAAGTAGATTTCCATCTTGATTTCAACCGCACTTTCAAACGGATCGAACTGCGAACAAACCTCAGTAGCAATTCGCTTAAACTCGCGCCCTGCTTTTGAAATATAGTGCTTGCCCTGTCTTGTGTGCTTCCAGTAGTGGTTTACACTCGGCGGGTACGGTAGGCAGATTTCAAGCCAATCACTCATAGCTTTCCCTCGCTAATTAAAATCGCTTGTGTGCGGATTACAGCATCCAAATGAGCACGCTCAAGCTCATCTCTTGTGTAGTTAGTTTTAGTTTGTCCATCTATAGCCATATGGCAGTTATAACAGGCCCACGCACCAAGTTGATCATAGGCTTTTTGCCCAATCCCAGTGATTCCTGCTGCTCGAATATGAGCAAGTACCGTTGTTTCTGGATTATGATTACAAACCCCAATTAACCGCACTTGGCAATCACGCCCTCTTGCCTCTTTGCGATAATTAACCTTACTCACCGTCTCACCCCATTAATCAAACTCTTATTCTTACTGCCTGACTGTCTCCACTTGCGCCAGTCGTCACGTTCTTTTGTTAATCCTTGCATTAACTTAGCCTGTATATCTTTTTGCGTTCTTTCGCTTTCAATTTCGGATAACCGCGCCGATAATGCTGCCGTTACTTCCGCCGTAAGCATTGTTTTTCCGTGATCGACATGGCCGATAGTGCCAACATTCACAACCGGCTTTGTGCGTTCAAATTTCTCTTTACTCATCTTCCGTAAAATCCCCATCTGTCATTAAACTTAACCCCGTTTTGTACACCCCAACTGGTTACGTACTCTATAAGGCTTGCCATTCGTGATACGCTCATTTTTGCCGAGCTCTCACGGATATTCACAAATTCACCCTCCAATCCTGGCACCACATCCGCTTTTTGATTCGTTGCGATTGCATGACCGGAGATAAATAAGACTTTCCACTGCTCCATAGAGAGTTTGCGTCCCATAAATTCCGCTTGGTTCGCCACGTCTTGGCACATGGCATGAAATTTCGCATTTTGCTCAAGGTTGCGTGTCATCGGTTGAATTTTGATGACCAATGGCTTTTTATCGTCCGTTGGTAAATCTTGGATAAATGACTGGCAATTTGACCGCACTTGCTCGTTGCGTAAGAAAAACGTTTGCTTGTCAGTCATCGCTATACTCCACGCCAAAATCCTCTAACCCAAAGTAACCGCAAGACTTGGTGCGATTCATGGAGCAATTCTCATTTGCTATCGGAAATGGCAGTGGGTGGATTACATGACCATTACAACGGAATCTATCCTCTGACCATTCGCCAATAAATGCGCTTACTGGTTCGCCATCCCATAAATCCTCAAGAGGTGCGCCACATTTAGGGCATTGCCATGTGTTGCGGTCAAATTGTTGCTCTGTCATTTTCTGTAACTATCCCAATCAAACTTAATCACTGCGCCTTGCCCCTCTTTCATGCGGTCGATTATGCGATCGCCGATATAATTACTTAATTCAGATTCTGTTAAGTTACTGATTAAAATCGTTGGTAGCATTTGCGCGTAACGCTCATTAATGATTTCAAACAAGATAATTTTTTCTGCATCCGTTCCAAACTGCACGCCCACTTCATCGATAATTAACAGGTCTTTTTGGCAGTACACGCGGATTACATCTTCCTCGGTCATTTCCGCGTTTCGATCCCAAGTGGATTTCACCTTTCGGATGATTCGCATTGCGGTGGTGATAAATGCTTCAGCTTGGTGTTGTTCGATCACGTTGTTTGCGATTGCGCAAGCAAGATGATTTTTGCCGGTACCTGGCTTACCGCAAAATACCAATCCACCGCCCTGTTTAAATCTTTCAGCCCATTTCTCGGCGTAGCGTTGGCAAGCGAGTTTCGCCAGTTTGTTTTTATCGGTAACTTGATAATTTTCAAAACTCGCATTAGCAAAGCGTAGGGGGATATTTGATCGCTCTTTCAAATCTGCGATAAATCTTTGTTTTTCCCTGTCGTCAATTTCTTTCAAGTCGCTCTCTAGCTTAGTGATTTCCTCCCGTAAGCAGTGTGGACACTGAGTTTTAAATTCGCCTTTGAAAAATGGAATTTTGCGCGTCCACTGGGTAAATTCGCCGTGCATTGAGCAATTACCCGTTTTCTGCGTTGGCGATTCAAGATTTTCGCCCTCAGAAAGCCCATTAATCGCATTGCTAAACTCGGCTCGCAATAATTCCAATCGATCTTTAATCTGATTTTTCGTCATCATTTTCGTCCTCCAAAGCCCATTCAGGGATCACTTGTTTGCCGTAGTCACGCTCGCCGAAATTGTTATGCGCACTTGGCTTTTCGGTTGTTTTATTGTTTGATTGAGGATACTCATCAAGCCAACGCCAGTTATTCAGGTAGGTGACCGGGTGTAGCTTGTCAAAGCCAAATTGGCAAAGTTGATTGCGTTTTACCACGTCATCAACAAGCATTTGCGTAAAATCATCAAGCGATAACGGATATTTGGCGTTGTATGATTCGTAGGACGATTTAAAACTTTTCAGCGCTTGTGGTTTCCCAACCTTACGCATGCCTGCCGACCAGAATTTTTCAAAGTGTGATTCAAGGCCAAAAATCGCAGGTTTTTTTTGTATATTTTTTTTATTTGTATTTTGTATAGTGTTTTTAATATTGTTTTTTGTATGTTCACTTTCTGAACTAGTGACTGGTTCACTTTCTGAACTAGTGCGGTTCACTTTCTGAACTAGTTCACTTTCTGAACTAGTGCTATTTTTGAACAAGTTGATGGCGTAAACAGAAGTATTTCTCGCTCCGACTTTGCGGACTAAAAGACCCGCATCTACAAGATTTTTTAACGCGTTAATTACCGCAGTTTTACCCGCGCCCGTAAAAGTCACAAATTGGCTAAGTGAAATTGCATCAAACTCTTTGCTCCAACCTTTGGTTTTGCGGATTACAAGCAAATAGCATTTAAGCTCAACGCCGCCAAGCTCCGCCATTAAGTCATCAACTAACGCATTCGGAACTTGGAAAGAATTTGGGATAAAACGATTATCTGTACTCATGACATCAACTCCGATGCATAACGATTAGCGATCCACTGGATTCCTTTAGCGGTTACGCGAGTTTGGGTGAAATCATAGCCATTGTCTGTAATACCGGTTTTAACAGTAAATAAATCCTGTGTGTGGGCTTTTTGGTATGGCAATAAGTTGTTTGATTGTCGATATAACACCTTGTCCGAAACTAAACGATTAATCATCTCGCGCTCAGGCATTTTTAAAATTTTTGCCGTTTCACGCAGAGATTTACTACCGGAAAACTCCACGTAGCGATCCACAAATTCTGCTTTCGGGCGCATTTCCTCTACGCGTTTTTCCGCCAACAGTTTTTGTTGTTCTGCCAGCTCTCGTTTCTCAAATTGTTCCGCCCAAGCTCGAGCAGATTCCGCAGGGTTTGTAAAATCCGGTAAAAGTGCAGTCGTTTTTTGTTGATTTTCCAACTCTTCCAAACGGTCAATAATTTTTGCCCGCAGGTCGATTCTGTAACCGCTAACTAAAATCATTACTTCGCGCTTTGGCAGTAATATTTCTAACGTCAGTCCGTATTCGTTTTTAATCGCAAAAATCCCTTTAGAATCAAGACTATCCAAATTTGGATAGAGACTATTGAGCATATTGCGAATATCGCGTAAAACGTGCGGATGTTGTTTTTCGCACAATTCCGCAATCTCCCGACTACTCATCGTCAAAGTGCTTGCGTTTTGTGTTGAGATGTTTAATAATTGCTCCATCTTTTGAAAACTCCTTGTGAGTGTAATTAGCCACGGTTGCCGCCGTGGTTTTTTATTTGCCCAAATATT